ATAGCACCACATGCAGCAATAGATTATGATGGTGCATCTATATGGATGGGACATGATAACTTCTATATGTTTGATGGACAAGTTAAAAACTTAGATTGTACTGTAAGAAGATTTGTATTTGATAGATTAAATATAGACCAGAAAGATAAAATATTCTGTGGTATTAATTCTGAGTTTAAAGAAGTTATATGGTTATATCCTTCTACTAACTCTAATGAATGTGATAGCTATGTTATCTATTCTCCTACAGAAGGATATTGGACAATAGGTTCTAGTATCTTTACAACCTTTGCAGATAAAAATACATTTAGTAATACTATAACAACAGGTACAGTAGGTACTGCTAATAACTTATATAACAATGAACCTGATGGTGTATATACAGCAGATGGTGTATCTCAACCTTCTTTTATTGAATCAGCAGATTTTGATATAGCGTCAGGTAATGATATAATGTTCCTAAGTAGAATTATTCCTGATTTTGATATAAGTGATGGTTCATTAAGTTTTTCTATTAAGACTAAAGACTTTCCTGAAAGTGGTACAGCTAGAGAGAAACCTAATCCACCACATGTTATTACTAACGCAACAACTAAAATAGATATGAGAGCTAGAGGTAGACAAGGTAGAATAAGAGTATCCTGTAATGCAGCTAATACAAGTTGGAGATGGGGTTCAATACGTTTAGCTATACAACCAGATGGTAGAAGATAATGGCAATGATGTATAATACAGCTGGTTATGACCCTGGTGCTTATTTAACTAATTTAAAAAATACAGTATTACAAAAGTATAATCAACAGATGGGAGCTTCAGGTGCAGGTGCAGATATATCATTACCTACTGCTAGTCAAGCTACTAATATAGCTTCAAGATATTTAGGAGTATTACCAAATTTACAATCTAGTCCTGAAGGTTTAACAAGTATTTATACAGGAGTTCCTCCTGGTGCTAAACAACAAATTATGGATACAGGTTTTACAGGTAATAAAGTATTTGCAACACCTGATATAGAAACTGCAAGAACTTATGCTATTGATTCAAAAAATTTAAGAGGAACAGGATTTGGAAAACAAACAGGAGATATATTAGAAGCTCAAGTTCCTACAAGTCAAGTAGAAGATATCTTAAAAAAAGGAGCTTTAGGCACTAGAGAAATAGTTTTAGACCCTGAATCAGCTTCAAAAGTTTATCAAGAAGGAATAGGAAATATAGTTGAATCTCCTTCTATTGGACATAAAGTATTTAAAACTTTATCAAGAACTTTACCTATAGCAGGTGGAGTATTAGCAGCAGGAGATGCATATCAAAGAGCACAAGAAGGAGACTATGCAGGAGCAGCTTTATCAGGATTAGGAGCTTTACCTGTTGTAGGTATTCCTGCTACATTAACTCAGTATGCTACAGATGCTTTAGGATTAACAGGACAAGAAAGAGAAGAACCACAAGAAGAAATTAATTTTTCAGGATTACCTATTGGTATAAATGCCATATATCCTAGTTATTTTGAAGATAAAGAAGAGTTTGATAGAACTGGTAGAGGAGTATATGCAGGTAGACCTGTATATTATTCAGAAGGTCCTGACTTACCTCAAGGAGGTTTAGTATATTCAGGAACTTTAGATGATTTAGAAAATTTTTATAGTAGTATGCAGTAATGGCTAGATACCCAGATTTACCAAGATTTGTACAGACAGAAGATGATGCTAAAGAGTTCTATCGTTATGTACAACAATGGGGAGCAGCTTTAATTAATCAGTTAGATACAAGAGACCAAGAAGTAAATCGTAAACCTTCTACTAATATATATGCTGTTGTAACTATAACAGATATAGGTTTACCTAAGAAAGGTGACATAGCATATGCAGCATCAGCAGGTAAATTTAAAGGATACGTTAGTACAACAGCAACACAAGCATGGGAAAATTTAAACTAATATGAAAAACAAATACTCACAACAAGATTATCTTAAAATTTTAAACAGTCCTTCTAGTACATACTTTGGTTTAATGAATAGAGGAATGGTTCTTCCTCCTAATGTAAATCGTTTAGATAAACTAAGTAATGTTATGAAAGATTTTCCTAAAGCTAATACCTTTGTAGCTAATAATACATTAGCTCAGTCTAATCCTTATTCACCTAATCAAGTGCTACGAAAGAAAAAATAATAATGATGCAACCACAACCACAATTAAATAGGATACAGCAAATGAATAATATGATGCAAAATGTCAGGAGAGATGATGGTCTTTCTAATCTTATGGCATTACAACAGATGCGACAAATGAGACAACCTCAGATGATGCAACAACCACCACAGACTATGACATACATGGCACGAGGTGGCTTTCCTGATTTAAGTGGTGATGGTCAAATAACACAAAAAGATATATTAATGGCTAAAGGTGTTATAGAAAAAAATCAAGGAGGACTTACAAGTCTACCTGTAGTAGCAGCTTTTGGTGGCTTTAATCCTTTTAAACCTTTAAGACGAGCAGCAAAGTCTGTAGGTAAAGGTGTTAGAAATCTTGGTGGTGCAGCTAGTGATGCTTTTAAAGGTATTACATCAGGTATATCAAGTGCTTTAGGTGGTGGTAGTGGTACTGGTGATTTTCTTAAAACATTAGCATTAATGGCTGTAACTAATATGTTATTACCTGGAAGTGGTGTAGGTGGTTTATTTGGCACAGGAGGTGCTGGTTTTGGTACACTAGGTAAAGCTGCATTAGCAGCAGGTAAAGCTTATGTTGTTCCTTCATTAGCAACTGGAGGATTAAATGAACTTACTTCAGACCCTTTAAGACAAGATAAATTATTAAGAGCTGCTATAGCTGGAGGAGGTACATATCTTGCAGATAAATATACTAGTGGTAAAGGTCCTGATAGAGTTTCAGATACTGAAGGACTTAGTAATCAAGAATTAGCTCCAGAATATGATGCTTCAGGTAATGTTACTAATATGCCAGAAATACAACAAGCTAATCAAGCTTATTCAAATACTGCTACTCAATTAGCTGATGCTCCGAATATAATTGATGCTACAGCTAGTGGTGATTTAGGAATAAGAGATACATCAGGAACAATGTTAAGTAGAGGATTTGATAAAGCAGTAGCTGGAACTAAAGATTTTCTTGGAACAACTATAGGTCCAGGAGGATATGATGTAGCTCAACTTGGTAAAGATGCAGTAACATCATATGGTACAGGACAAATAAAACAAGAAATGGATGCAGCTAAGAAAGCTCAACAAGATGCACAAGGATTAGCAAACCAGATACAAAGAGAAGCTGAAGCTAGACAAATGACTGCTAGACAATTTGCTAAAGCTGCTATAGAAGACCCAGTTAAATATTCTTATGTCTATAAATATGGAGCTAATCCACAAAGTGTACAAGATATTTTAGAAAGAATGTATGGAGGAGCAGAAGATACACAAACTGCACAATACTTTGAGCCTGCTACTTATACTACAGAATCAGGTAGAGAACCTGGAGAATTAGCAGCAGCTACAGGTGGAGGTATCTCAAGTATTATTAATAATGCAAGAGGACAGAATAATCAATTCTTTGAAGGACAAGTTCCTAATACAACAAGAGATAACTCAGATGGTATGAGTGATAATGAAACTATGTTAATTACTGATGAGACAGGAAATAAACCTAAAGGTATTATGAAGATAAGTGAAAAAGAATATGTTGTATCTGCTCCTGATATGGCTATACTAGGTAATGGAGACCCTAACGCAGGAGCACAAGCATTAGATGAATTTAGAGAAGGATTAAGAAAAGCTGCATATGGAACTAAAGCACATCAACCTAGACTTAATCCTAAAACAGCATTACAATCATTAGCAAACAAAGCATTTGGATAAGGAGTAAAACAGAATGTCAATATTTTCACCACAGTTTCCTAGCCAACCAACTCCTGCTGGAGCAACAGTTGCTACGACTCAGTTCCCTACAGAGTTAGCTCCTTTTATAAAAGATATATTAGAGAAAGCTAAAGCTCAGCAATCAGATGCATCCTATCAAGCATATACAGGACCACAATTAGCTCAATTTTCTGATAGAGAAAAAGCTGCTATGGATGCTATAATGAATCAAGCTTCAGGTTTAGCAGGTACAGATGTAGCTCAAGCTGCTCCTTATTTTACAGGAGCTAAGACTGCTGTTGAAGGATTAGGACAACAGTTTACAGGAGACACAGCACAACAGTATATGAATCCATATCAACAAGCTGTAGTTGACCAAGCTAAAGCAAAAGCTGTAGAAGATTATGAATCTAGAATTGCACCTGAAATAGCTGCTCAAGCAGTTGCTTCTCAACCTTTTGGTGGTTCAAGACAAGCTATTGCAGAAGGAATGGCAAGACAAGACTTAACAGATAAATTAACTGAGATACAAGAGAGAGGTTCAGCAGATGCTTTTAATCAAGGACGAGCTGCCTTTGAAGCACAAAAAGCTAGAGAGTTACAACAAGGACAACAGTTTGCTCAGTTAGGACAAACTATTCCACAACAAGCTTTGAAAGATTTAGCAATACAACAAGGTGTAGGACAACAAGAAAGACAACAAGAACAAATAGGATTAGATTTAGCTAAAGGACAATTCATGGAAGAGAGAGAATATCCAAGCAGAGCTCTTCAAGAATATTCTGCAATAGTTAGAGGATTTCCTTTTCAACCCTCTACCTTTACAACGCAGACACAGTACCAAGCTCAACCCTCAATAGGACAACAATTGTTACAACTTGGAGGAACAGGGCTTGGTGCTTATACTGCTTTTACAGGTAAAGCTCCTGGAGCAATATTTGGTGCTGCTACTGGTGGTGGTATTGCAGACATTATACATAATCAAATGGGTGAAAATGCACAAATGCAAGGACCTCCTATAGACCCTACTTTATATGATGGACCAAGTGCTCCTATAAATTTAGATAATATTAGACCATTATTAGGATTACCTGATGCAGCTTTTGAAGAAGAAACAGGAATGACGAAACAAGAGTTTCAAATGTATGATGCTATGCCTGAATATGGAGAATCATCTGAAGAAAAAGCTCAACCTTTTATTATACCTGAACAACCTGGTGATAGAGAAAGAGGTTTTGGTCCTAACTTTCAATATATGAATCAAGGTGGGTTAGCTGCATTACCTGTTGTTTATAATGCTGATGCAAATAATGACCAATTATTACGAAAACAACAATTAGACAAAGCAAGAAAAGAAGCAGATAAAAAAAGAAGAGGTTATAATCCAACAGCTGCAAGAGGACAAACCTACAACTATCCTTATAGTGGACCATATGACAAGTACTCAGATGATACTGTTAAAAAAATAAAAGCAAATATGGATAAAACACAGGAACTAACAAATAAAACTTTAGCAGGTCCTGTAGCAGAAAATATTTTAGCAGAAGTAAAAAAGAGGGGATTAAATACTACTGAAGAACCAGAGGTAATACAAGAAGAACCAGCACCTGAAATAGATTTTAGTCAAGTAGTACCTCAAGGAGATGCTGCTTCTGGTTTTAATAATCTAAGTAATGCAGGTAATGCAGGTAATGTAGGTAATATAGATACAAGTAGTTTAAACTTTTTAGCTGGTTCTCCTGAATACGTAACTAGTAACGATATTACGTATCGAGGTTCAAAACCTGATACAGTTTCTTTTGATTATGTAGATAACCAAATGGATAAATTAACTTCATATAGAGATAGATTAGATAAAATTAATGAGCTACAAGCTAAATTAAGTACTCCTGAAGAATTAGCTAAATTAAGAGAAGAATCAGTAACTAATAAAAATGTTAAGTTAGGTTTAGCTATGATGAAAGCTTTTGGTAAAACACCTGACCCTAGTAAAAGTTTAGTATCAACAGCTGCTGAAATAGGAGGAACATTTGCTGAAGAAGTAGAGCCTTCAATGGATGCTTATAGAAAAGAACAAAAAGAAATAGATGCTAAACCTTTAGAGTTACTTAAAAGTATGGCAGATGTAGAAGGTCTAAGTTTAAGAGCAGGAGAACCTGCTGAAACTAGAAAGTTTCAAACAACTGTACAAAAAGCTGAAATAGAGTTTAAGAATAATAATGCTCTTGCTAATCATTTTAAAACTTTATTAACTACTGACAAAGCAAATCAAGATAATAAACTAAAAGCAGATATAGCTAATCAAACAATAGATATGAATTTGAAAAAACTTCAAGGTGATTTCCTTATTGCTGATGCTAAAAATAAACAAGATAATGCTAAACTTTTAACTACAATGAGAAAAGAAGGTATGGTACAACCTGCTGACCTTAAAGCAATTAAAGATACAGCGTTAACAACAGTTTTTGGACCTGGTAAATTTCAATTAGATACTATAGATGGGGTTGATACTATAGTAAGTCCAGAAGGTATTCCTGTTTCTAAAACTCAACAAAAAGAATATGATAATTTAGTATCTGATTTATCTGGTCAATTTGCATATACTAAACAAATGGAATTAGCTGGTTTATTACCTTCTGGACAAAGTGCATTATCAGAAATGCAAAAATATAGTAAAGAATCATTAAATACAAATAAAACAAGATTTACTTTAGGAAATCAATCTTTAAATGGAATGGATTTTTATGGATTAATTAAACAAAAAAATCCAAATATAGATACGCAATTACAACAATATGCTATAAATAATAATATAACTCATTTAGGAATAAATTATATTACAACTAATTTTTTAAGAGAATTAGTAGAATCTCAGCCAAAAGCCTTTCCTGGTGTTAACGTAGCAGGAGTTTAAATGCCATTATTTACAGAAGAAGAATTTAAAGCTGCTAATACTTCACCTATTATAAATACAACAACTGAAGGTTTAGACTTAACTACTGAAGATGGATTAAAACAAAATCCTCAGTGGATAAAAGACCAAAAGACTATTTATAAAAATGATACAGGTAAAAGTTTTAAAGGTACTGATGAAGAAGTTGCTGAGTGGGGTTTAGGTAAACAATCTAAAACAGGTTGGAACTTAACTAGTGCAGGTCTAAATGCTTTTCAATCTCAAGACTGGACACCTGATGTTAAAGAAGCATGGGTACGTAGTTTAGATGCATATGAAAAAACAGACCCTACTTTACGTTCTGCTTCTCGTGCTGCTTTTTGGACAGTATTTGATTTACCTACATTAGCAACTTTTGGTTGGGGAGCTGCAGCTAAAGCTATTGGAGGAAAAGCTGCTGCTGCTGCAACTAGATATAGTTTTAAAGAAGCACTTAAAAAATCTTTACAACAAGAAGCTAAAAAAAGAATAGGTCCAGTACCTGAAGGTTCTAAGATAACTCAAAAAGCTATTACTCAAGCTATATCAAAGATACCTAAAACTAAACTAGAAAAGATGCGTAAAGAAACAGCTAATCAAATAGCTTGGAGAACTGGTTTAGAACAAGGTGCAGGTGTAGGTGCTATGTATAGTGGACTCTTTGATTTAGCTGCACAAGATTTAAGACGTGACGTAGACCCTACTAAAGATGATATTGATTATGCTCGTTTTGCTCAGAATGTTTTATTAGGAGGAGGACTAGGAGCTGTAGTTGGTGGTGCTATTCCTAAAGTAGTAGAGAAATTAGGACGTGGTAAATTTATTAGAGATGCTTTAAATGAATCTGCTGAACAAGTAGATGAAATAGGACTTACTCCTGCTGATATAGGCTTTGAAGATAAGAAAGGTAGGTTAGAAAAACAACTTGCTAAAGAAGGTTCAGATAAAGAATTAGCTAAGAATAAAGATACATATGAAATTGCTGAACAAGAAATTAAAAAAATACAAGAAAAAAAAGGTACACCTGCTAATGTTATTGATGAAGGAACAGGAGCTCCTAAAACACAAACTATAGAAAAAGTAGATGAAACTACAGGTAAATTTCAAAAAATAGAAACATTAGAAAATGTAGAAAAGTTAAAAGAAAAAACAGGAGCTAATGTACAAGGTGATGACTTACAATTAAATAGAACTAAAAGTAAACAAAATAAATATATAAATAAAGATGCTAAAGGTAAAGGTGACCAAGATGCTATTGTTATGTCTAATGTAGCTGGACGTTATGATGATAAAGTATTATTTAGTACAGTATTAAAAGATAAAATTAAAAGCTTAACAGATGATGGTTCTTTAATTATAAATACAGGACCAAGAAAAAAAGAAAAAATTATAGATTTTGTAGAAGAAGGTAATGATATTATTCCTTCTTCTGAAGTTACAAAAGAAGGTAAAGCTATATTAAAAGGAGATAAAAAATCTTTTGATGCTGTAGATAGAGCAAAAGAAAAAACTAGAGGAAAAGAAAGAGTTATTGAAAAAGTAACAGGATTAGATGATAAAAATTTAGAAGATTTACTTTCAGAAAATTTTAAGTTTATAGAAACAAAAAACATTAATGGTAAGAAAGTATTTATTGCTAAAGGTAAAATTAAATATACACCTAATACAAAACCTTATAAATTTAAAGGAGAGTCTAGGTTTGAAAAAATATTTAGTTTTTTAGGACTACCTACTAATTTACAAAAAGTTAAAAATGTATTTCGTTCTTCAGCTGGATTACCTAAACAACTTGAAAAAGTATCAGCAAATAAAAAAGCTGCTATTAGAGCAGTAGGTGTACGTGTTCAAAGTGATTTTAAAAAGTTACAAAAAGCAATGGAAGATACAATAACTGTTAATAATGTTCCTTTAAAAGATTTAGCACCTAAAGAATATGATGTTGTTTTAAATAATGTTAATAGAGCATTAACAGAAGGAGAGAAAGAAGTCTTTGAACAGCTTCCTGAAAAAGTACAAAATGAAATATTAAAAATGAGAAAAAGTATTACAGATTTACGTCAAAGATTATTACCTAAAACTGCTTCTAATCCTTATGGAACTGGGTATATAAAAAATGGAACACAACTACACAGACAAATAGTACAACAAATAAAAGATGGAGGTAAGCCTTTTACTGAGTTACGTATTAATAGACAATATGAAATATTTGATACTCCTGATAGATGGTTAAAAAAATTAAAAGAAGCTCAAGAAGCTAATCCTAATAATAATCCTATACAAAAAGCTAAACATTTTTTTATTGAACAACTTAGATTAAGTGATGATATATCTGAATTAAATCCTGATGCTTTACCTTTATCTGCATTATATAAAGCAGCTGTAGAAGCACAAAGAAAAGGTTTTAGAAACTTTAAATTTAAAGGTGAAATAAAAAAAACAGATGATGTACTAGCTGAAGTAGAAGATAAAGAAGCTGATGCTTTAATAGATAGTTTTTTAAGAAAATATACAGCTGAAGAATTAAATGATATTAATAAGTTTGGCTTTGATGAAGTAGTAGGAGGTACAGGAGAAAGTACTAAAGTTAAAGGAACATTCTTTAAAAGAAAAGAAATACCTCCAGTTATTAGAGACTTATTAGGAGAATATAAAGACCCTTTTGTAAACTATGCTAATACAATGATTAAACTTTTTCAGACTTATGAAAACCATAAGTTTGAAACTGCTGTAAGAGATTTAGTTAAGAAAGGAGAATTTCCTGGTGTAAGTCTTAGACCTAATAGTATGGTAGGTAAAAGTTTAGATGATGCTACTTCTTTAGCTAGAGGTCCTGATGTAGATTTACCTTTACAAGATTTAAAAGCAGATGATGTTATTTTTGATGCTATTAAACAAGGAAATGATTTAGCACCTTTATTAAATCCTGCATATAAAAAAATACTAGGACTACAAGCTATAACTCGTATAGCTAAAACAGCTTATACTCCTGGTGCTTATCCTAGAAACTTTGCAGGTGCAATGATAAAAGCTTTTGGTGCAGGTAATTTAAGTATAAGTAATATAAGAGAAGTAACTAAAGTATTTAAAGGATTACGTTCTTTTCCTGATGATGATATATTAGCACAAACTGAAAAACTTACATATTTAGATATACATGGTTCAGGTGCAAAAATAGGTTCTTTAAGAGAAGCTTTAGATGAAGCTGTTAATCCTAACTGGTGGGTAAATGTTTCTACTATGTTAGGAAGAGCTGATAGACTTACAGCTTCACAAAAAGTTAGAGGTAGAGTAGAACAAGCAAATAAAAAAGTTTTAGATTTATATCAATCTATGGATGATATGTGGAAATGGTATAGTTTTGAAACAGAAAAAGGTAATTATAGACAAGTTCTTATAGATAAAGGAATTAATCCTGATGAAGTAGTTAATAGGTGGAAAACTTCAGGTGGAAAAAATGTTGTTATTACTAAGCTTGATGAATATGCAGGAGAAAAAGTTAGAGCTCATATGGATAACTATGGTAATGTAGCTCAAGCTTTTAAATTTATGAGAAGATTACCTGTTGCTGATTTCTTAGCTTATAAAACAGAACAAGTACGTACTACATGGAATATATTTGAAACTGCTATACAAGATATTAAAGAAGGTAAAGCTTTAAAATTATCTTCTAATGGAGAAAAAGGTAATGCTCAATTAGCAATGGGATATAAAAGACTTGGTAGTATTATTAGTGCAGTATCTTTACCAACTGCAACTGCAACAGCTATGGCTTATGGTTATAAAAACATGAATGAAAAAGCAGAAATAAAAATAGGTGGGGAAACTTATGAACTTCCGTATTCTAAAATAGATGCAATAAGAGAAGCATCTTTACCTGACTATGCTGTAGGAGATGATTATATGTTAATTCCTGGATTACAAACTAAAGATGGTAAAGATTTACGTATGTTTAATATATCTTATATTGACCCATGGGCTCCATTACGTGCACCTATTTTATCTTTAATAAGAGGAGCTGATGGATTAAGAGATTTAGAAGAAGGAGCTGCTAGAGGTTTTAAAAATTCTGGTTTAAATTTAATAAATAGTTTTGGAGTATCTATGTTTACAGATGCTTTGCTTGGAGCTTCTTTTGGTTTAGACCAATATGGAAGAAGTATTAGTAAGCCTGATGATTTAATGACAGATAAAGCTTATGATAGATTAGCTCGTTTTACTAAAGCTTTTGAACCTGGTATAGTTAGAGATTTAAAACGTGTTAGAGATTCTTTAACTGCAGGTGTTACTGAAAGAGGAGGTTTTAAATTAGAACCTGGTGGAGCTGTTGCTAAGTTTGTAGGTATACCCTATCAATATGTAGAACCTAAATTAAGTTTACGTTTTAAAGCAGCACCTTTATTAAAAAATATGACTAGTGCTAGTTCTTCTTTTTATAATGCTGTAGGAACATATCATCCTCAAAGTGAAGATGCAATAGTAGATGCTTATAAAGATACATTACGTAGAGAATATCAAGCTGCTAATAAATTAGCTAGATTACTTATGGCTGCTAGGTCTTCTGGTATGGATTTTAAAGATATATATAATAGTATAACTAAAGATGCTAACTTTCCTAAAAGATTTAATAAAAATATTATTCAAAGTATGGTATTAAAAGGTAAATTTATACCTAGTACTTTACCTATAAATAAAAATTTAATTATGTTAAAAAAACATGTAGAAGAAACTACAAATCAAAAAGTTAATTTACTTAACTTACAAAAAGAATTATTACAAGTATATAAAAGTTATTTAAATGAAGACTTTACTGTAACTAAATCATTAATAAAAAAGGAAAAAGACTAATGCAAGATATGACTATGATATGGAACGCTATCTTAACTATGGCTATTGGTGGATTCTTGTGGTGGATACGTTCTACTTCAGCTGCTATATCTAGAGTTAAAGATGAATTACATAAAGCAAGAGAACAAACAGCTTTAACTTATGCTACTAAAGAAGATGTTAAAGATGATTTACAACAACTCCTTCAACGTTTTGATAGGCTTGAAGGTAAGATAGATGACATGTTAAGAAGACATTCACATAAATAATTTAAAGGAGAATCTAATGAATACTAAAGAAAAACAAAAAAGACTAAAAGAAGAAGGAAGAATGCAAAGTTTATCTACAACTGTAGGTGCTGCTAAAAAAAGAAACATGAAAACTTTTAGAGATAAAAAAACAGGAACTGAAAAAGCTGCAGTAACTAAAGAAGATATGCAGAAAGCAGGTTTTAAATCTTTTGGAGCACAGTCTTTAAGAAAATATTTAAATATGAGAAATAAATTAGGAAGACAACCTAAAACAAGTGATTTTGAAACTAAGTTTGGAGCAGCAGTAAAAAAATCTCAAAATAAAGCTATTAGAAATAAACAAAAAGAAAATAGAAAAAAAGATATTTCATCTGCTAATAAACCTAATCCTAATGACCCTAGTTATAATGTTAAAAAATTAAAAAAAACACCTCCCCCAGCAGGAGGAACTTCTAAATATAATAAAAAGTTAAATCCTTTTTCTTATAAAAATCCTTATACTAGTAGAAGTAAAGGAAGTAAAGCTGGTGATGGTGATATGTTTGTAAAAAGAGCTTATGGTGGTAAAGTTGGAAAGTAAAAGATGGAAGTATTTTTCAGAAGATGAGTTAAGATGTAAAGGTACTGGTGAAGTTAAAATGATGGAAGAGTTTATGGCTAAGTTAATTCTTCTAAGAGAGAAGCTTAATCAACCTATGATTATTAGTTCTGGATATAGAACACCTGAATATAATGAAAGAATTGGCGGCTCAAAAAAATCAACTCATATTTTAGGTAAAGCTGTAGATATTGTATGCTCTGGTGAGAAAGCACATGCTATTCTTACCCTTGCATTAGAGCTTGGGTTCACAGGTATAGGTGTTAAACAGCATGGAGACCATAAAAGTAGGTTTATACACCTTGATACAGTCGATAGTGGCGTAGAAGGTATACCAAGACCATGGGTTTGGTCTTATAAGTAGTTGGTATGATTGTAACTAAAAGTATTTTACATGCACTCTATGAGCTTTATATGGAACAAATTTTTAACAATGAGGCATAAATGGACCCAATATCTGCTATTGCTGCTGCAACCACTGCATATAATGCTATTAAGAGAGGATTCCAAGTTGGTAAAGAAATTGAAGGTATGTCTAAAGACCTTGGTAGATGGATGGGTGCTATTCAAGAGGTTAAAGAAGGTCATACTAAAGCGAAAGGTAGGTCTTTTGGTTCTGTTGAAGAAGAAGCATTAGAGTCTTTTGCTGCTTTAAAAAAAGCACAACAGATGGAACATGAGCTTAGACAGTTTGTTAATTTTAATTATGGACATAATGCTTGGAATGAAGTAATTAGAATTCAAGTAAACATAAGAAAAAAAAAGAAAGAAGCTTTAGAAGAAGCTAAACGAAAACAAAGACGTATGATAGAAAATATTATTATAGGTGTGTGTTGTTTATTTTTTTTAGGAACTGTAGGTGCTGTCTTATATCTTGTGTTTAGTTTTAGATAAAGTTACATTTCTTTAATAATGTTATTACTTTTTCTTTACCTAATATTTTTAAAGAATTTACAATCTTTTCCTCTAACTGCTCAGGAGTATTTACATTTTCTTTATCGCTTTTATTTCCTCGTATTCGTGACAGTAGTTCTAAAGCTTTTAACGCACTGTTCCCATTATTGTTTGCTTTAGCTACAGTATATTGAGCTTCAATTTCAGACACAACATCTACATCTGTAGTTAATTCTTTTTCTAACTCAGCTATTCTTTCTTGTACTTCTTCGTTCTGAAGAAGACGATACCCTTGATTATAAGCAGACTCTTTAGAGTATCCAGCAGTACGTGCTGCATCAGTTGCATTTCTATTTAAACAATAAGCTTGTGCAAACTTTTCTTGTTTATCATTAAGAGCCATTATATTACCTGCATTAAAGCTATGATAATAGACCATACTAATAGTTCCATTATTTTTTCTCCTTTTCTTTTGGTGTATAAATTAAATAAAAAGTTTCACAGTTAGGACAAGACATGTTAGTTTCAATAGCATAGTCTTCAGTATCTTCATCACAGTCATGGTCTCCTCCCCATATTAATTCTGTATCACAGTTATAACATCTCATCTATATATTCTTACTTTTGGATTATTTGCATCTACTTCTATAGGCTTACATATAGCTTTATATCTAGCACCACCAGGTACAGCAGGTTGTCTCATTAATGTTCTTGCAAAATATCTACATCTATTAATATCTGCAAATACCATATTACTTTCTTGTTGTACTTGACCTAAATATAAAACTAATAAAAATACTGTTGTCACTTTAAATTATCTCTTGCTACATTTTTTGATTTTTCAAAAGACCTCATTGCTCCAAGTCCTAAAAGTGACATTACTAATGTAATCAATCCTTCTACTTCTAACTGTGGTGGAACCATATCAGGAAACCATATACCTGTAGCCCAAGTTAATATAGGTCCTACAAAGAACTGCCATAGTAATCCAAGACAACATACCCACATTATTGCAGGTCGTGCTCCTGATACAAATAAACTAGGATGTTTAGCTTGTTCTTTATTAACTTCTATTTGTCCTTTAGCTAATTCTTGTGCATGTTTCTCTGCCATAGTTGCAATAGAATGTGCTAACTGATTCTTTTTATCTTTGTCTTCTATAAACTTACCCAGTAGTTTTGTTGCTGGACCTATCAGTGCTGTTAGTGCCATCTTTTTCTCCTTTAATACATGTAGCTTGTAAACCTGTAGTTGATTGCCACGTTAAATAAATTTTTAAATGTTTATGATTCTGTCTTATTTTATTACATTGACGTACCCACCATTGATTATCAAATAATGATACATGTACATTTCTACCTCTATGTTTACCTTCTGGAAAAGTTTTAAGTGCAGCTTGTCCACATACATTTAAGAATACTATCTTAGTTGCATGACTATATATCTTATCCATAACCCAATCTAAATCTTGAGAAGGTACATGTTCTAATACATCTGTAGAAATAACTGCATCATATTGTTTAGTAGGTAGTTTATCATGTTCTGGATAAGCAGGGTCATATAAAGCAAACTCTTTAATACCTAATGTATCTTGAATAGGTTGTTTTAAATCAGGATATTTAAATCCTTTATCTGCTTTTTTAAAATCTTTAGTATATAGTAAACCTTTACCACATCCATAATCTAAAAAACTTTTAATATTATTATCAGTAAAGATTTGTTTAATAAGATATGTTAAAGGAATTAAACTAATACCCATAAAAGCTCTTTCATCTTTATGCATTAATTTATATGCATCTATAAGTTCTTTATATTCTTCTGATGGTTTGGGTTCTCGTGGGCTTATATAATCACTACTCATTGAATGTCCTTTCAAATGAAGGTTGTTTTGCTTTATGTTCTTGAGATAGTTTCCATAGTTCACTTATCAATGTATCTTTACCATGAAAGTTTATACACATCTCTAAAACATTTTCATTAAATATCTTTTCACAATCTTGTGCCATAGCTAAAAGCTCACCAGTAGTCCAAAAGTTTTTATCTTTAACAGCTACCTTAAAATATTTAGGTCTTGGTTCTTCATCATCAGCACCAGTTGTTTCTTTCTTTTGTTCTGCTGTAGGTTCATTCATACAAGAATCATAACCAAATAAATCAAACTGTCTAAATCCCATTGTATGCATAATACCTATAGCTCTCATAGCTGCACACGTACCACCTGTAATTAATGTAGAACCTTTTGGTATACCTAGTTCTTCATTAAGAGTTACTTGATTATTTACTATACCTTTCTTTTGTTCTTCAGGGTCACGTAATGATTCTGTAAATGCATGCCATCCCCATATGTCTGCTTTTTGTTTAATTAAATGATTAGTAACAGAAGGGTCAGTCATAGATGCAACAAAGAATTTAGTTGTTGGGTCTATTGTTTTAAATAAATCTTTTCTTATTACACCATGTGTACTTGTACCAGTAATAGGTCTAGGGTCTAACACTATACAAGCCCAAGGTTTAATACCATGCTCTAATAATTTAGGATAAGAATGTTTAACTGCTATTACTTTTTTATTAGGATTATTTTTAATACAAGCATGTAGCTCTGTATAATCTGTATAAGGACCACCTGATACTACAATAGCACTTTTTCTATTCATAGGATATTTAGATAACCATTTATTATTATCTATTAATTTCATATTAGCTTTAATATTATTTCTAATATAATCTTTAGGAACACAATCTCTAGGATTAACTACAATAGGTACATTTAATAATTCTTTAGGTGGTTTGTCTAAATTTTTACCATGTAAGATTAAGTTTAAATGTGTGTGTCCTCCTCCTCTAACTCTATCTCCTGAAGGAAGAACATATTTTTTTATATCTTTATTAAGAGATTTAAATACTTCATTAGTTCCTTTATACTTTTCTTCTACATCATTCTTATCTTTATCAGCTAAAAAGTAGTGGTCCATCATTACAATAGGTATATGTTTAACTGCAGTATAATCACTTTGTGCTGTTTTAATGCTATTACCACCACCAACTAAAGCAAAATCAATATTTAATAAAAAATCAAAAAGTTTATCTACGTATAATGTTTCTCTTGTATTGCCTTGAGTTAATACATATTGAAAGTCTTTATTTTTTTCTTTCATTTTTTTAGAAAATTCTTTTAATCTTTTTTCTACAGCAGTCATAGTATTATGTGCTTTAACATTAAACTCTTCTAAGTCTGTTTCTGTAGTACCTTCTTCAAATAAATCAAAACCATAATATGTAACTTTATCTGTATATTCGAAAGCAGTTAAAGCCATTTCAATAGCACGACCACCATTCCATGTACCAGTTTCTAAAAATGTTTTAGGTTTATAATGACGTATAACTTCAGCTAATTGTTTATATCTATTAGGCATTATATCAGGACTTGTTTCTTCAGTAGATAAATCAAATAATCTTTTACCTTCATTATCTCTAAGTGGTAATGTAGATGGATTAATATTACCATTAAAATGTAGAATCGTATCAGTAATACCTTCTAACATAATAGTTTTTAAACCATGTGTTAAATAAATATTCATTAGTCTTTCTGTAATAAAAGCATCATGCCATTCTCTATATTGAAATACTTCTCCTGTAACATATGCTTTTTTTAAATCCATAAGTAAATCAAAAGTAGCTTGATGATTTAAATTAAAAGCCATAAAAGAAGAATCAATACCTTGAGTACCATCTTCATAATTACGTAATCCTCTATATGCTATATGTACATCTTGAGGTAACATCTTATCTAAGTCAGCTTCAGTTAATCTTTTATTAACATAAGAGTCTGCATCAATCCATATTAACCATCCTTTTTTATACACAGCTTCTGCATATTTAGTTAAAGCAAATACTTTATGACTATTTTTTTTAGCATCTAATTTAATATTATATGGTATCTGTCCACCTTCTGTACCATCATGAAGAGAATGCATATCTTTAAAAGTTTTATATTCTTTTATAGTATCTATACTTTCATATAAAACATTATCTTTAGTTAAGTTATAACTACCTATATTACAATCATGATAAAAACATTTTAATTTTAAACTAGGTTCAAAGTAATTTGATACAGATTTAATAAAATGATGTCCAATATTTTTATATATTGTTTCATTAAAAGAAGTTATAAAATTATACTTGTTCATTGTATACACCAAAATTCTTTTCTAATGTTTCTAATGCTTCTTCTGCTTCTGCTAATTGTTTAATTAGCACAATAGAATCTTCAACTATCTTTGGATGTTCTCCTATTGCTACAGGTTTTTGAAAAGCTAAATCTAATTGATACAATGCTTTATTTACTTCAGCTTTGTAATGACATCTCAATGATTTAAATAACGTATTAGTAAGTTCTCTCATATTAAATAATCCTTATCTTGTGGTAGTATACCATTATACTTTAACCATTTAGCATCATTGCACCATTCAACAGCATACTTATTATCTTGTACTCTTTTCCCACCCCAGTTTTTAAACCAAGGTCCACCTGTAGTAAAATGCACATTTTTTGCTTCTAATTTTTCAGGTGAATGTCCATCTAACCAATTCCATTCTTCAGGTATAGTTCCTATATCTGCTTCTTTATCTGGTAACCATTGAAATGTATGTAGCCATCTTCCTGTTTGAGTATTAATAGCATCTATAGTTAACTTTTCATTATAATGATGCTCACAATTAAACATCATAAGACTAGACCAGTTCTTTCGAGTATAAGGTTCTTGTGCTTTACCATCCATCTTAACTCCTTTAGGTGGTTCATACTTATGTTTAACACACCATAAAGGATAATAATGGTCTTGACACATTTGAAATAATTCTGTTATATCTGTTCGTATATACATATCACAGTCCATATATAAAGCTAAACCTTGATACATATTTAAATGTGGCACTAGGAATCTAGTAAAACTAAAATCAGTAGAAAAAGGTCTTCCGTCTATTTCATCATAAGATTGTCCTCCAATAGAATTAGATTTTCTAGTATACAATCCCATTCTTGAAACAATATCTTTTTTAATTGGTACTACACGTACTCCTTGAGTAGCTATTCTTTCTATAGAAAATTTTAAAACTTCATATGCTGTATCTTCTCTTGAATCATAGCCTATATATACTGTGTTAGTCATTTCTTTTCTTATCTTTGTGCTCATAATATCTCCTATATATTCTTGTAGTCTTTTAATTATAAATCATTTATATATTAAAGTCAATAAATATTTTATATATCTACCAATTCACATGAACCTGCAGTACATGCTAATTCTTGAGAACCTTTAGTTGTATCTTCTTTTTCAAACTTACTTAGTTCAGACCAGTTAATATTAGTTGGCATTTTACTAATAAGATTTTGATATGTAACCTCATCTATATCTTGATAAGGTGCTTGTTGATATGTATGGTCAGAGAAAGGTAAGAATGATATACCAGATAGTGTATCAAAGTTATTCCAACACCAATTACCTACATTAATCCATTCATCTTCTTTAACAGATATAGTTACTGATGGTTTATGTTCACACCAGTGTTGTGCATAACACTTCCATATTTCTAATTGTTCAATAGCAGTCATAGTATATCTAAATATAGCACCAGAGTCTGCTTTCATAGGAAAAGAAAATACAGAATTATTAGGCTGCATTACATCATCTTCACAAGGTATACCCTGCTCTTTCATAAACTGTGTTAATGGGTCTTTCTTATCTCCTCTTACTGTTCTTATGTAATAAGGATTATGTCTAGCATGAATCCCACTAGCAGAGTCAACTAATTGACTAACTGTACCTGAAGGTTTAACACAAGTAATAGCTGCTGACTGTGGTATACCTAACTTCTTTGACCATTCTTCATTTGTTATTACAGCTTTCTGTTTCATCTTACTTAATACATCTGGTAGTTTAATTCTCATTCTAGATAGTAAACTATTATCCATAATACCTGTAAGAGATACACCAAGTAATCTTTCTTCTTCTGTATTATCTTTCCATCTTTTTCTAAGATAACCAAAATTAGTTAATGTTGCTTGCATAGTTCCTAGTATAGTTGCTACTTCTATTTTATCATGTAACATTTCTTCAGTATCATCTGGTCTAACAACTACTTCAGTAAGATTACAAAATTGATTAGGTCTTAATATAATTTCACTACAAGGATTCGTACCAAAATCATAAGTTGATTTACGTCTACCATTTTCTTTAGCTTTAGCTTGAGCAGATTGTCTATTAAAAATACCACGTTCACCTGATTTACTTTCATATAAAGCTAACCATTCTTTCATAAAGATACCTGCATCTGGTTTTTCTGTATAAGCTACAGAGTTATTAGCTAATGCTCGTTCAGGATTTGTTTCCCACCATGCACCAGATTTAGCCATGCGTAATCTTTGGTCTGATAAGTTAGATAAAGATATAAGAGCTGACCTACGTACACCACCTACAACTACCACCTCACCTGTTTTACAAACTATATCATGTGCTTCCATAGCATTTAATTTTCTACCTTTAGCTTCTTTAAATTTATTAATTGTAAAATCAAATAAATTAATTAAAGGTTGAGGACCACTAGCTCTTCCTCCAAATGTTTTTAATCTTTCACCTGCTGCTCTAATTTTATTAGGGTCTATTCTTGGTATTCTATTTGTATATAAAAAAGATATTAAATCTCTAAATGCTCGTGCCCACCCTTCTTTAGAGTCTGCTACAGATATAACATCTTCTGTTTTTTCAAACTCTCTATCTGGTATAGTAGGTAACTTATCTACATATTGTCTTTCAACAGAAAAACCTACACCTGTACCATTCATAAGTATATATAATACTTCGTCAAAAGAACGTGGACTATCTATAGGTATATAAGAACAATTATATCCTGATACATTTTCTCTTTCTAATGCTGGACCTGCTGTCATTAATGCTCTCATTGAAGGCATTACTTGTAATCCTATAATATTATCTTCAATTCTTCTCCAAGTTTCAGGAGGTAAAACAACACCTAAATTTTTATCTAAATGTCCTTGTATAAAATTACTAAACCTAGATACTGTTTCAATCCAACTTTCTCTTCTACCTTCATCAGGTAACCAACGTGCATACCTAGAAGCATGTATAAATGTTTGATAGTCTGTTGGTAAATAGTTATTCATGTCCATGTTCCTTTGCGTGTGTAATTAATAATTCAAGACAATGTTTTGCTTTTTCATAATCTTCAATACCATTTTTCTTTCTAGCTCTAGTTGTATATTTAATTACATTTCCTTCTAAAAAAGTTAAATCATTTTGCATAATATAATCTACTGGTTGAATTTTAAAATTCTTATAATGACTACCACCTATTTGTTTTTTACGACTTGCAGCTTCTTTAAGGTTTGTTTGTTTAAAATCTTTATCTTGTACTGTTTTTTTAATTGCTTCATCCATCATTCCCATTTTAATCTCCTAAAGTTTTGATAAAAAATAGGCTGCTAATATAATTAACATACCTATACATATTCCTAATAATAAAAAAAATATATTAATATCATGTGTTGAGTCAAAGTATATCATTAACATATCCATAGTCAACTCATTTAGATAATAATTTATTAATTCTTTTTCTTACATATTTAATTTCTTTTGACTGTAATACTTTGTATGCAAATCCTCTAACATATTTAGGATTTAAGTTTGCACTTTCACAAACATATTCAAAGTTAGAACAGGTTACTCCTGTTGTTGCAAAGAACCATCCTTTAGCTTGGTCTCTTGATACAATACTTATATCAGTTTCATTAGAGGCTGTTGGTTTAGTTGCATCTAATAAAGCTTGAAGTATCACTGAAAGAAATAATAATCTTTCTGTGGGACATTCACTAAATGATTTCTGCAAATATTCCGTATAAATTATTTCTGGTTTTTCTTTCATTAAACCATGCCTCTGGTATTCCTTCTCTTAATGAACAGTATTTAAATTTATATTTATCACACCAACTCGCATTAGTCATCTTTCCACCTTTATATAACTTAGCTTTTGGATTATCAAATATAAATCTAATATCTAATTCTGGTTTTTGTTTTCTTATAAAGAGATGTTTCTTTCTATCTTCTCTTACAAATCTACCTTTTACTTCTAATATAATACCATTTTCTTTTAATATAAAATCAGGAATATATTTTTTATCTTCTAACCATTGATATTCTATTTTACCTTTTTCATATTCATGAGGTATCTTTTTATTTAAAAGATAATTATATATTTTTTCTTCAGATTTACTACGAAACATTTACTTCTTGAACATCAGGTAATCTTTTAACTTGTGTAAGATAACGAACACCTTTTGCATACTTAAAACCACGCAGTCCTTTACCTTCATTAACATCAGCCCAACATACTTTTTTATGTGAACAATATACGCATCCAATCGAAAGCTTATGGTTACCACTAGTACCATCAGGGACATCACTATAGCACCTCTCAGGTTCAGTAGACTGTACCACAACTTTTTTAAGATGTTTAATCCTATCTTCTGCATTTATCATCTCCATTTCATGTAATTTTAATAAGGCAAGTGAGCCACTTTGTTTATCAATAGCAAAGAATGCAGCTTCTTTAGCACCATTAGCTTCAGCATAAGCTGATATTTGTGGTATATAACCAAAGGGGTCATCATCTCTTAATGTACCATTACTAAATTTTTTAAAAGCAGTAGCTGAAGCACTTTTAATATCTACTAATACTCCATCTATTTTACAATCTTGATGTCCTAAAACACCTTGTACTCTAACTTCTTTTTGTTCTTCTGTAACAGTATGACTTGCTAGTTTAGTTAAAGCTATTAATAAAGACTCTAAGATATGTCCATATAAAAACTTTATTCTTGTAGCAGGTGTAAATTGTTTTTCTTTTTTAGTTTCTTTCATATCATACCATAGTTGTCTGTCTGGTTTACCTATAGCAGATAATCTTAAATTATTTTTTCCTTGTGGTTCGTTATACAAATAATCAAAGAGACAATCTTTTACTTCACGACCTAGTTGGTCTAATACTTTTGTCGCTTCTTTCTTAGATAGTTTAGGTTTATGAGCTAAATCAAATAGCTTATAAATATCTTCAACTAATGTATCTATATTTTTCATAATAAAAAAGGGAGTAGTAAAATGAACAAAACTACTCCCTCCATTCCCAAGGGAATTAAGCGAAAGCTACAGAGCTATCTTCATTTGAAGTATATCCATCTTTGACTACTTCAAAATCTTCCTTTGGTCCTGTCTCATATGGCACAAGGTCTGTTACTTGTACTGATTTAAGGTCAGCTGATGTACCTTTTCTACCTTTAAACTCCCAATCATATGTAGAGTATAGTACATTAACTATTGAGCCATTACCTATTAGTGTATTGATAAGAGGTCTTTTCTGAGCATCTACTACATTAGGTGCAGCATTTTCATTACCATCTTTTCTTTTAACCTTTCTTTTAATAGTAACAAAATCTCCTCTTTCATCACCTTTATTCTTAATAGTAAGCCCATCTGCTTTAACCATCTCAATGTTCTTCTTATCAAGATTACATACATCAAGCGTCCATACACCATCTATATCAAATGTTTTATTTGGTGTTGTTATGGATGCCCAATAAGCTTTTCCTGTTATTACTGCCATATTTAATTAACTCCTTTTTACTGTTATAAGATACATAATCATGTACCTTTTGTTATTAATAATTGAATTGTAGATTATTTAATTATTACTGTCAATACTTTTTTTAATAATATCTGAAGAAAAAATATTTTGGATATTCATTAGATACATTTTACTTGCATTATGGTCTCCACCAGATACTGTTTTCTTATCAGTTGTTTGTTCTACAATTCGTTTAAGCATATCAGTTTTAAAAACTAATGTTGCATAAACTTCTTCATCTACACATAGATTATGAAACCAGTAGTCTGATTCTGTAACTGATATACCACTAGGTTTACCATAGCTTTCATATTCTATTGCTATGTTACCTGTCTTCAACCACATACCTCTTTCTGATTTCACTTCTATCTTCTTATCTTGTAACATATCTGCTACAATTTTTTCTTTTACTTGACCATACTTTAAATCTAAATCAAATTTCTTTCTATCTTTTTTAGCTGGTTGCATTATATTTCCTTAGTGTGTTGATGCCCATGTTAGTCCTGCTTTCCATTCACTATCTAAAGGACAGTTAAGTTTTAATATTTCTTCTGTTATCTTAATAGATTTTTTAGTTATCTCTCCAAACTTTTGTACATCTTTATGGTTTACTTCAAATTGATATTCATCATGAACAGATGCTACAAGGTGAGCATCAAGACCAAAAACATCAATCATATCCATCATACATACTAACCATTGCTTACATACAATAGCACCTGCTCCTTGTAATACAGTATTTAAAGCACTATGAGGACTACGTATTTGAAATATTCTACCATCTAATCCTTTAATAGCACCTTGAACTGATGCTTCTTGTACTTCAGTACGTAAGTCTGCAAGCTCTGGTAAGTTAGATAAAAATTTATCAACTAATTTTTGTCCTTCTTTAGGACCTGCTCCAACTACTTTACCTATTTTAGCTGCACCTGCACCATAAAGAAAAGCATAGATAAATGTTTTAGCTTGGTCTCTATTAGTTAATCCTGCTGCTTTCATATTAGCTGTATGTATATCACCTGTAAGTAGTTCTTTAGTAAAGACATCACTATTCATATAATGTGCTAAACATCTTAATTCTAATCCACTTGCATCAGTACCTACTAATGTATATTTAGAAGGGTCAGAGACAGTCCAACAATCTCTACACTCTTTACCATAAGGAGAATAGATAGCAGGCACTTGAGCAAGATTAGGAGAATTATGTGCCATACGTCCTGTAACAGTCTTTAAGGTCATTACTCTACCATGTACTTTACTATTATCATCACATAATTCTATCCAAGATTTAATTTGTGATACTCTTTTTTGTAGTAGTAAATATCTTGAAAACATTTGAGCTTCTTTCATATCAATATTATTTAATACTTCTTCATTTACTATGACATTACCTTTATCAGTTTTAAGTGTAGGTTTCCATCCTTTATTTATTAGACGTTCAGCTATTTGTTTTCTACTTCCTATATTAAAAGGTATATATTTAACTTTAGTTTTAAGTTGTACTTCTGTTGGTGGAAATATTTCTGTAGCTTGGTTAGATAAATTATTAGCTTCATCTTCTAAAGATGCTTTCAATGTCATTGCTTTTCTTAAATCTAAAGTAAATCCATTTTCTTCCTGCTTATCTATAATAACTCTAACTTTCTTTTCTAGTTCTATAGATTCTTTAGAGAATTTACTTTTCTCTTTATCTAATTCATTCATTACTTTATGAGTTAAGTTTACATCCTGTGTGCAGTACGTAAGCATATCAGGAGAATAAGTATCAAAAGAATTCATATCTCCTTTTTCAAATTTTAATTTCTTTCCCCATGCACCTAGTCCATGTCCTTCTTCTCTTATAGGATTAAAGAGTTGAGACTCTATTAAAGTATCTCTTATATGATTAGGTTGAATAGACGAACCAGTAAATTTATTTAATAAAGGTGCATCAAAAGATAAACCATTATGCATTACAAATGTATTAATGTTCTTACTCCAATCTTTAAAGTCTTTACATTCTTCTTGTACCCAATGTTTAATCGTATTAGTCTTAGGACATTTAGCTACAATGCAATGAATCTCTGTAGCACTATCTTTAAATCCATTAGTTTCTATATCAACAATTGCCGCCATTTTCATCCTCCTCTTTCTCGCACCAGTTACAAGCTTCTCCTTCACCTACTTCTATTTCAGTTTCTTCTTCTTCACAATAGTGTTTCCACATTTTTGGTTCATCTATTCTATCTGGATTTTCACTAGGACTAGGCATTACTATTTTTAATTGATGCCTATTATACATTACATTTTTAACACCATGTAAAGCATTACTTTCTTGTTTAACTATATCTAAGATATCTCTAGCTAATTCTACTCGACCAGCTAATAATCCTTGGTCAAAACTATCTATAGTTGTGTCAACAGGATTAGTTTTATTCATAAAGATTTCATCTTCACATAGTTCTAATATTTCTAGTATAATTTTATTATCCATTTTATTTTCCTTTTATTTAGTCTACATTAAATTGATTAGTGTCGTCAAGTTTATTATCTTTTAATTCTTTTAATCTACCTGTTGCTCTATCATAAAGTAGATTACCTGCTGCTCCTGTATCTCCTGTGTATCTATTCTTTAAGATACGAAGCATAGTTGTATTAGCTGTCATAGAATCATGTGCTTGTTGATTACGTTCTAAAGCAATAACACAATCACTAAGATGTGCTATTGAAGCTGAACCTCTTAGATGTGAGAGTGTAACTTCTCTACCATTTTCATGACCTATATCACCTGTTGGTCTTCTTAGATGTGATACTAATAATAAACCTACACCTGTTTGTTCTACTAAACTTCTAAGCTTAGTCATAAGAATATCAATAGACTTTCTTTCATCATCTCCTTCTTGTCCACTAACTAAGATAGATAGATGGTCTAAGATAATCCATTTACAATCTAAAGCTTTAGCCATGTACTGTACACGATTTAGTATTTCATCATTGTGTATAGAACCAAAGTGGTCAAAGGCATAGAACCTACCAGTTCCTATAGTAGCATCTTCCCACTTCTTTAATTCTTCTCTTGTATGTTGGTCTCTAATTTCTTTGATATATAATCTAGCACCTGCTTCAACAGACATAATATTAAATGCAGTTTTCCTAATGTTTTCTTCTAATGCTAAGACACCTATATTAGAATTAGTAGCAGTAAGTATATGATGCATTAGCTCTCTTGTTACAGATGATTTACCCATGCCTGCACCTGCAGTAAATGTAACTAACTCACCTGTTCTCATACCATAAGTCTTATCATTAAGAGCTTGCCAAGGATATAAACATGTATCATTCTTTTGTTCTTCATATAAAGAACTTTGTAATGATTTAAGATTAACTATCCCTGCTGGTGTATATACATCTGCATCCCACCATGCATCTAAGAACTTTTTAGTTTCTCCTCGTTGTGTATACTCATTAGCATCTTTATAATCTAGACGCATAATCTTACACTTGTTAGGCTCAAAGAGTTGAGCTACTTTAGATGCTGCTGCTTTACCTGCTTCATCATTATCAAAACAAATTATAATTGTTTCAAACTTATTTAAGTATTCATAAGATGCTTTACAATCTCTTACTGCACCAGCTGCTCCTGTCTTAACAGAAACACAAGCCCACTTAGCACCCATCATTTGATAAGCAGACATACAATCTATCTCACCTTCAGTGATAGTAACAAACTTACCTCTTGCTGCAAATAAGTTTTGTCCAAAGAGACCTGCTGTAGATATAGAACCTTCAGCCCAAAACTCTTTCTCTTTAGTATTACGTACCTTAGATGCTACATGTGCATTATTACTATCATAGTATTTATATATATGTTGTGTAATATTATTGTCATTGTCTTTACGTACAGCAACATTAAACTTACTACATGTTTCTTTATTTATTCTTCTATCATGAAGAGCTTCAGTATTCCCTTCAGTAAAAGTAGTCTTAACTACACCTCTTATAGGTGCAGGTGTTATATTATTATTATTGTTCATTTGTTTCCTTTCTGGTGGTGTATAAGTGTTACATGAAAAGCAGTACCAGTGTCCATCTTCATACAATGTATTAGCATCACTAGAACTACAATTAGGACATGCTCCTTGTTTAATTACTTTATCGTTCATTTTATTCTCCATTTTAATTTATCTCCTAGTCATAATCATCTAAAGCTATATTATATAATTCATTAACAAAGTCTTTCTTATCTTCCATAACTTCATTAACTTCTTTCTTAGCTAATTTCTTAGCTTCTTGTTTAGAGTATCCTTCTTCTTCATACTCTTTAACAAAAGTCCAAAACATTTTGTTTCTTTCTTTATCCCAAAGATTTATATTCTTTGAACTCATGTGTCCATCTCATTCTTTCTACTCTTTTATCTTTAGTATAATAAGTATATTTATATTTATTATTTCTGTCAAGATAAGAATATTTATCTTTATAAAATTTAGAAAACAAAACCATATCACAACCCATACTTTTCCATACGCCTTGATGTAATTCCCAATGCTCTTCTGGAGAAAGTGTACGCTGCTCATTTGTATTAGTCATCATGTTTAATATCCTTTTCTGCCCAACTAATACTGCCAGAAAAAGCTGCTTCTGGACTTATCTTTTGACGTAAGTTATGTATTTCTTCTGTTAATACTTTGATTCTTATATGAGCTCTGCTCAGTTGTTCTTGTAAATCTTTAATATTTTTTTTATATATTTCTTCTTGTTGTATTGTCATATTATTGTACCCTATATATTTTAATTGAACTACTTTCTAAATCAAAATCTACTGGTGCTATACTCCAGATAAATACTTCTGCTTCTTTTTTTGTTGAAAATCTCATTGGTATTTGGTCTTCATCTGTTAGATAATCAGGCATATCTTCATTAGGATTCATATGTGCTATGACATAAGCATCTTGAACATTCATAATTATTCTCCTATAGTTAATGCTATTTAAGTATAGCATATATATTAATTTATATAAAGTAAAAATTATATATATATGCTATATTTAGTTGCGTATTAGTAAAAAACATATTAGTGATATAACTAATACCACTGGGAAGATATAGTTTAACCAAAGTGTCTTGTCTTTCTTTATTGGTGCGAACCAGTGACCAGTAAGTTTCATTCTACGTTTACGTTCAGTTTCTTTATCCATCTGTTACTACCTTTTTAGTCATAACATAAGCTTTAATACCACCTATACTTTTAAGATTAAACATAGCTGCAAATTCCTTACATGCTCTATAAGTATTCTTAGCTTCAATAGTTTTTGTTCCATGTTTCTTATGTGCTACATAATATAAATACATTATACACTCTCCTTTCTTTTCCTAACAGGTATATCAGGTATAACGATTACTTCTGAATCTGTTTCTATCCATACTTTAGCACCACAAGATAGAGGCTTATCAGGACTATAGATAACTTTACTTGGTCCTAGTATTTCAACTTGATGCCCATAGTTATTACTATTATAAGTCTTAACAGTAATCACTGGGTCTCTTTTATTATTCTTGTGATTAGATTTAATAACGTGTTGATTAATATGTATTTTAGTCTTCATGTTCTATATCTCCATGTCCTATAACTACATCAATATGTTCTTCAGATAGTATATCATCTTGTCCTATGTATTTAGTTTCTGTAGTCATATGTTCTAAATTGTATTTATTAGACTGTCCTACAAATAAAAATTCTTCACATACTAACTCTTCTATTTCATCAATAGATAACTTATCAGTAGAAGTTATCTTATATCTATCTACAATCTTTTTTGTTTTTATTATTTCATATTCATATTTAATCATAACTACCTCTCTCTTGATATTTAACAAACTGTAATTTAATTCTATCTTCACTATCATATATAGGAAAACCTAAACTATACCATACATCAGGAACTTCATCTCCATATATATATGTATACTTCGCATCAGTTTGTTGTTCTTTATCTTTTAAATCATAAGCATATTCAAGTATCTCTGTATGTGTATATCTTTGCATAGCATTATCTCCTACTAATGCTTCCATCAACTGTTCTAATTTTTCTTTATTGTTCATTTTTATTCTCCTTATTATTGTTGCGTATTAGTACATACTCAATCTTATTAATCTTTAACATATCAAAGAGATGAAAGAGTATATCTTTTTTTCTAGGTTTCTTTTTAAAGTTAAGCGTAATAGTAGCTGTCCATTTCATTCTACTTTCCATTCTTCAAATAGTTTTTTTGCTTCTTTAGATAAACGTAATAGTTCTTCCATATCAGTTTCTCGCATTAGTACATTATATTCTGAATGATTCATAGTCTCTAAAATATTTACTATATCTTCCATAATATATACAAGTTGTTGTTTAACACTTGGTGTAGTAGTAAGTTTATTTTTCACTTGGTTGCTCCTTTATTATTTTTAATGCTTTATCAATAGTCTGACTATTTTTATAAACCTTCCAATTAGTTTTATCATTAGGCATAGTTTCTATTACATATTCTCCTTTAGTATTATGTCTAAAGATACACATATATATTTCTTCTACTATATCTCTAAATTCTTTTTGAGAATATTTAGATATATTTATTTCTTGTACTAAAGATGCAAAGTGTTGTGCTTCTATTTGATTAAATCTTTTACTCATTTTTATCTCCTGATATTGCACCTATTTGTGGTAAGATTTTATCTTCTATTGCATTCTCTATATTCTCTAATAAGCTAGGTGATGTAGTAGGTTTACCATACTTATACGTAACAGTATTATTTTTTATATCGTTAACATCTGATGGCTGCAACCATACTAGTTTTTCTCTATCAGGTGTAGCCAACCAGTCTATAACTTCTGCATTAATTATTTTATCTGTTGCATGTTTCTTATTTAATTCGTATAAGAAATCATAGAAGCTATCATCACCTAGTCCATCACCAAGCTTATCAGTACCATCTTTATTTTTAATAGGCTTAGTAAGTATTTGCTTTAGTCTGTCTTTATCTATGTGCCATGTTCCCATGTCATTCTCCTTTTAAGTTAATTTATTTTAATGTACTGTATCATCTGGTTTCTTCATAAGTGGTTTACATTTTTCTGTATGTGAACAAGCAGTAGCATACCACATCCATAACAGTTCTCTTATTTCTTTTTCAGGTTTACCTTTAAATAATGTATCTTTAAGTATACCAAAACCTAATGATAGTAATGCTCCTGTATAAGCTGTCAATGATAATCTTGATTTAGCAGCAACATTTAATATCTTCTGTTCTTCTTCTTGTAAGTCTTCTATAAGTTTATCTGGGTTTATCATATTATACTCCTGTTAAGTTAATGAGCAGTTTAACAACCTACTCAGGTTCGACACACTTCTGTCAAGCAGTCGGTATGAGTTTAAGACTCCGACCAGTCTAAGTATAGTCTTTAAGAAAAGGTCTTGTATTAACTAACGATTAAATTAATATAAGCAAAAAGACTATATTGTGGCTAGGAATCTGGTCTGCGTATTGTTCGTTCCTAATTAAGTGTACTAAACTAGTATTACCTTTACACACCACATTATACAATGGCTTTGTTTATACCCAGTTAGAAGGGACAGGAATCGAATTAAGCAGTTTCCTGTACATGTTTCATTCGTGCTTGTATGTTGCTCCATAAAGGCATAACTTACACTGCTGCACCATTATTATTAATTATATAAGACAAGAACTATGAGTTCTTTTCTAAGGAAGATAAAAAAGAACTCGATAGTTCGTCTTAAAGGACTGCGTTAAGCTACATCAGCATACTCTAATGCTTTGTTTAATGCATGTTGTTTGGCTTTGCTTGCGTCACCATACCAAGAACTTCTTAACCTAGATGCATTACCTTTACCTAATGTGTGGTCATACATAAATGTAACTGTATTAAATGTATCCCACCAAGAGTTTTTAGCAAACTCTGAACCAGGTGTACCAGTGTTATGTAATCTATTTGCACTAGCTGCTTTCTTACTACGCACATATCCTTTAACTTGGTCTTCATGATGTGTCATAGGAAATAACTGTCTAAAGTATTCATCTCTACTTTCTTTAGTACTCATCTTATTAACAAGATGTTTAGCTTTGTTACTATATTCTATCATACTATCAGAAGCTAAACCAAGTGCATCTTTAACTATATGTGGGTCAAACTTTTTAGTATGGTCTAAGCGTATACCATTATTGTGCTGACCAAGAGCAAGCTGCAAAGTATTATTACAAACCACCCTGATTGGCGTAAATCTGACATTGAGAGAAGTCCCAAATGAATGAGGATTAGTAAACAGCATATAACTTTCAACAACATCATCTTTAAGCACCTCAAATGTTTCATTAACTTTAGCAAGTATCCATACTATCTTGCCATTACTTAATGAACCAGCTGTATGCATTTCCATCTTCCCTTCTTCGACCCAGTCGTAAAAGAAATCAAAGGCTTGTTGATTTTGTACAGGATGCCAGTTTTTTCCGACTACGTCTAATTGCATGTTATCTTCTTCTCTTATCAGTAACATCTTATCTTCTACTGATTGCATTGTATCTGTAACAAAATCAGTAACACCAGATGAATTTGGTTGATAAAACATTGGTACTTTTTTGACAGACCAATTTAGTTGAGCTTCTATCATCATTTCGTATGCACTCATATCATTTGATACAGGTACACCTAGCCCATGCCAAGGTAACTCCCCAGCATAAGCCATAGTTTCTACATTGTGTGACATAATGTCCTCTTTCATTTTATATTATTAAAAGCTGCAACAGAAGTTTCTATACTGTGTTGCAACAACTCTTTATCAAATTGACGTATCATATTATTTATATTTTTAATAGGTACGTTAATCCAATTCTCTCCAAGCATACTAGATAATTCTTCTTTACTATTCTTATCTAGTTTTTCTGCTATTTCTTTGTGACTTGTCCAGTCATACTTACCTTCCCATGTCATTAATCTTTCCTTTCACATCATTAAGTTTGCTTTCTATCTCATTGATTTTAGTATCTAATTCAGATATATCATCTTGTATAAAATCTAATGTATTAGTAAATTCTTCTAATGTTTTGTGTTGTTTGTTTAGAGTATCTCGTAGTATTTCCATGTTGTGTACTAGATTCTCTAATGCTTTTTCTAAAGTTTGCATAAGTTACCTCATATTTTTTAATTAAACATTTACCACACCAGACAACGTCAAACTCTATAATGTCACCTGGTGCACCACATTTATGACAACTAGCTCTAGCCACACTTAACTCTTTCTAATGCAGTAAGTAAACTTGTTGAACTAATATATTCTTTATGTACTATATGTCTTTCTAGTATATCAATAGCCCAAGACCATTCAACATCTTTGTTTCTTTCTTGTGCTATTGTTTTTATTTTATCTTCTGTTACGTCCATTAAACTACACATAATATTTCCTTTCATTTTAATTTATGTTACCACCAACAACTATACACTACTGTGCATCCATCATCAATAGCTTTCAATGCTTCTTTACAAAACTTAATATCTTGTTCTTTATTTTCTTTTGCTGCATCATCTTGAAACTGATGACCATAAAAGAATCCACCTTCTGATTCAGGTAGTGCATTATTATTAATACGCTTTAGTAATCTTTCAAGCATATCTTTAGACAAAATAAGTTCTCTGCAATTAAACTCTTCTGTATTACCTAAATCTTTATACCATATGTCTTCCATAAACTGTTGTAATTTAGAATGTTTTCTCCAACTAAACTGTTTAATATTTTCTCTTATGTATGCATACTGGTCTAGTCCCATCTTATCCTCCTATGTTAATGGTGTTATATAATCTGCCCATGTTTCGTGCCAAGCTTCAGCTGCTGCTTCTTCAAACTCAGTCATAGAAATATGTTCAGGTCTACTAATGCTACCATCTTTTTCAGCAGCATTATAATGTCCCCAGAACTCTTGTATAGATTCAGATTCTTTCATCATATCTACACAGTCTTCCCAAAAGTTTTGCTCTTCGTCCATCATCTTAGATTTAAGTTTTCCCATTAGTTTATCCTTTCTATTAATACTCTTACTCCTGGTCCATACCAGTTGTACGTTTCTTTTAACCAAGCACGTTTCTTTAATGCTTGGTCCAGTGTGTATGTACCATCTAGTTCTATTGTCTGTCCTACATCAGGATGCACATCTTTGTATATTAATTTAAATAACATTTCTTGTTTCATTTTAATCTCCTATTACAATGTTAGTTTAGCAAATACATAACCTAATGTACAGCATAAACCTAGAAAAGCTACAGTGAATACAGCTCCTTTACAAAAGCCTTCCATTGTATCTTCCCAATATACTTTATCTCTAAAGTCTTGCATATCTTTTTGTGCTTTAACTAAAATTCTTTGTCGCTTTCTTTCTTCTTTTCTATATCTTTCTAAGTCTTTTAATGCATAAGTCATACTAATACTCCTATATCTAATTCCCAAGCAGCGTCTACAATTTTATCTGGGTTACCATCACATAACCAATACATCTCTACATACATTTCCCAAGATTCAACCTGCTCCATTATTTCAGGATATAATTTACCAACATATTTCCAACACCAAGCAACAGCATCTTCTATATTTATTTTATTTAAATCTAAATTCATAATAACCTCCAAGTTATATATTAATATTATTAAGACTAAAAAATTTTAAATTCACAAGGTTAATGAAAATTTTTTAGGCTTATAATCTTATTAGTAATATCTCCTAGAAATCCATAAGCTGTAGCACCTATCATACCAGTACTATCTAACTTGTTTCTAGGAGACCTTGATGTATTAGTAACTATCAACTTAAGCTCCTCAAGGTGAGCCTAAGTTAGTTACATTCACTTTCATCATATGTACTCCTATCAGTAATATTAATCAGCTCAGATTAGTAGTTTGTTGAAGTCTTCTTAACTAAAAAAAGAGATAGTAACTACTACAATTGCTTCGCTACTATCTCTTACTCCAGGACTCTGTTGTTCCTCATATTGTTATGTGAGATGCCAAGTGGGAGGACCTGACATCTCTTTAACCAGACTTAGAATTCTACACTATCTGGAGTTTCTTCTTTTGCAGGTGGTGTCTTCTCTGCAACTTTATCTTCGGTCTTATCCTTAGGTACATATATTTTACTATACCTTAAAGACATTGACCCATCTTTATTCGGTGATAAAGTCACATTAAATTGCTCCATCTCTGGATTTACTGCAACTCTATCATACTGCCCATCCTTATATTCAACTAACTCTTTATCGTCAGTTACATAAGGTACAGATAATACTCCATAGAAACCATTACCATACTTACTAGGTCTCAGGTAGCATCCAGCTCCGTATTTTTGTTTCGTTAGAGCCTCTTCGTATTTAGCTTTCTCTTCGATTGCTAAAAGTTCTTGTAGTCGTTCTGCACTTAGTGTCGTTGATTGATTAGCCATAGCCAACCTCCTATATTAAGTTAATAAAGTTTCGACAGAGTCCTTATGACTCTATCACTTGTTATAGAGTTATTTGGACGCTGTCATACTTATTAATGTAGTTGGTTTGTTTTTGTAATTTGACCTGCTGTACTTCC